TTCTCCCTCTAACCCCACTCCCTCTAACCCCACTCCTAACCCGGATCCGTCGCCCTCCACTCCTACCCCGGAGCCTAGCGTCACTCCGAACCCTACCCCTTCTAACCCCACTCCGGAGCCTAGTGTGACTCCTAACCCGGAGCCCTCTAAGCCCTCGGAAACCCCGAAGCCCTCCGAGACTCCTAAGAAGACCGAGGATAAGCCGCAGTCCGACCCGACCCCGTCCCCTGAAAAGCCCCAGGAGAACTCTCCTAAGAGTCCCGCCCCTACAAGCCTCGCTCGTACCGGCTCGGATTCTACTCCGCTCTTCATCGGCACGGGTCTTCTCACGGCAGGCCTTGGGGCTCTCGCAATCCGACGCATGGCAGGAGACAAGAAGTGAGTGAGTTAGAGCTCTACCCGGACGAGATGAACCGTATCACTCTCGTTTGGGCGGAGATCCAGAACGAGTTCATCGGTCGCAGTGACGATCTTCGCACCCTTTTCGATCTCAAGAAGAGAGCGGAAGACAAGTTCCGTGAAATCGGCTTCCTCGTTGAAGTTGATATCGCTAACCAGGAACTCGGCGACGATGGCTACCTCTACACTTCTCCAGTGATTCACCCGTACGGTCGAGTTGTCGGTGAAGACTCCCACGATCACGAGAAGCATGCTCGCGAAGTTCAGGCCGGTCTCGAAGATGGCATCGCTGGAACAGTGCGTGAAGATGGTTCTCTCGGTGACTCTAAGTTGACTCTCATTTAGTAGGTCACTCTAGAGGTACCGGAAACCCCGTAGTGGATCCTTGTAGAAGGGATTTGCTACGGGGTTTTCTATTCCCATCTTGTCCTACTCGTTGTTCTCTTGTTAGAAAAGGTTTTCTTCCAGTTGATTATTTATAGGTTTTCCTATAAAATATAGGTATGAGGACAACACTCGCAGAGGAGCGTATCAAAGCTCGAGTAAGGCAACTACTCGCACTAGCTTCGTCGAGTTCGTCCGAGAACGAGAAGAAACTCGCTTCTACTCAAGCCGAGAAACTCATGAAGAAGTACAACATCACCGAAATCGACGTAGACGACGAAGATGGCAGGAAATTCACGTACTCGGACAACCCACTCACGACCAATGCACAGTCGTTTATCCTCACAGCGATATGCATCGCATACGAGATCACGCCGAGATACACTCTTCTCGCCGAAGATTCACGCTATTTCACGAGAGAAGTCACCCTCTCGGGAAGTTCTCAAGCGAGAAGTCGAGTCCGCAAAGCCTACAAAGACGTCATCAGGAGGTGTCAAGAAGAACTCGATAGGCTCAACTACCGCAAGACTACGATGACACTCAATTCAATCTACTGCGGGGTTGCCGAAAGCCTTCTCTCGAGACTCCCACCTAGTCCTAAGTCTCCCTCAGGAAACAGGGAGAAGCTCAAAGTCTCAGAGCCGCCGACTCAAAAACATCTCTTCGACGAAGGAAAGCGGTTCGGAGACACACTCTCATTCTCAACACTACTACAACTCGAACAAGTTCAATTCGAACAAGGAGAACAATCATGAACAAGAAAGCCAGGGCTCTCGCGAGTGTTCTACTCGGAGTCACTGCACTCCTCGGGGGCTTCGGTACGGCTTCGGCTACTTCGACGCCTGGAGACGACCCTGTTCTTCCTCCCAAGACGATGACAGCAAACGGAAAGAAGTACTATATCCAGTCCGCTTCCGAGGCAACTGGAGGAGGTGGAGTAGTTGTCTGCGGTCCATATGAGGGGGACCCGACCGACTCAGTTTTCCTCTGCGTCAACAAGGATACTCAAATCGGCTTCGCAGGTGTAATCAACACGGAGAGGGTAGGGGCAGGAGCCTACCACTTCGAGAGAGGGACCCGCTTTGAAGCCGAACTCCAGGAGAAGAGTGAGATCTCTTCTCTCAAGACTCAGCGGAACCTCCTCGCCGCGAATCACGTCGTTCTCCTCCTGATTATCGTCGCGGGATCTTTCCTTCTCCGTGGTCTTCACAAGAAGAACAAGATTCTCGAGAAGAAGGCGAAAGCATACGACCAACTCCAAGAACTCGCTGAAGGACTCAAAACCCACTACCCTCTTAGCTCAGGAGAATGATCACAGTGGACACTAACGAAATCATCGAAACTACCCGCGAAACTATGGCGGTCTTCCGCCCTCTCTACGATGCCGTCAACGACAAGAAGATCCACGGGAGTTTTCTTAGAGGCGCCATTCTCGATGCAATGGCTCAACTCACGGTCGTCATTGATGAGGCCAAAGACTGAAAGGGTCGAACTTCTTCCAGTTGACCTTTTATAGGAAAACCTATAAAATATAGGTATGAGGCCGACAAGGGGCCTCTTCATACAAGGAGGAAAGATATGAAGTACAAGATCGATTGGGTCCAGTTCGGGTTCGCGCTTCTAGCAATCACGTGCCTGGTCGGCTGTGTTGTCGCCATGTTTGTATTCCCGCGACAGCCCTGGCCGATTACATTCCCGCTGCTATGGATCGGGTTGTTCTCTCTGGCTCTCACCGCCGGACGCTACGAATACCACGAAAAGCGGGGAGACCAATGAACCTTGCCGAATACGCTGATATTTGGGAGAAGAGGCAAAGCGCCTTCTCTTCGTGGGGAGCTGCCTCCCTCGAGATCCCCGTCACAGGTAGGGAAGAGCCGATCACTGGACTCTATGACCTCGAGGGTCTCAAGGGGCGAGTGAAGTTCACTTGCATTGGACTCAACCCAGAGAAGACGACTTTCACACGGCGTGAATACCGCAACAGAGTCGTCCGCTGGATCCGAAACGACGGTGTCCCGATCCAAACCGAGGAACTCCTCTACAACCTCGCTTCAACAGTGCTAAACGAAGGCGAAGTCCTCATTTGGACGGACGAAGCCTATGGCACTATGGAGGAGAAGGAGCTTTTCTGGTTCGTAGAGGGGAGTAGAGAGCGCTTCCAGGACTACGTCAACTTCACTTTCTCTCCCGAAGTCGTTTCGATCGAAGCAAAGGGACTCAACCGGCCTATTTGTGATGTGGAGAGTCTCGACAAACTCCCGGACGGAGCTCGCCTCGAGGTCAACCACGGAACACTAGTCTTTAGAAAGGTGACTCTCCTCGAGGATACTCCCCGCTGGAAGTTTCGTGAGGGAGTTCAACTGAGAAGCTCTGAGCTCCTCACTCTACTCGCTCAAGCCGCACTCGACAAACTCGACATTGTCTACAACGACGAACACGCAATCTACTACTAACAAGGGAAGACAATCATGAACACGAAGGTTTACAACTCACACACACTCGGCGAACTTCTCGAGAAGGCGAAGAGGCTCACAGAAGAGCTTACCTCGGCGAGTCTCGGCTCTCCTCTCTACATTAGTTGCCAAGAACTCGCCGAAAGCATCGAAATCTACTCTGCTGAATCCTTCAAGGAGTTTCACCCTGGTAGTCTCATCACTATCGGCAAGATCTCTTACATGAAGATCGCTAACGGGTCCTGGGTTTGCCAGTCCGGCGAGACTCTCTCCCAGTTCGAGTTCTACTCACTCTTCCTCCGTACCCTCTCCCAGAGTCCTATCCCCGGTGTCTATTGTCCCTACTTCGGAGAAGAGGAGAGGGTTGAGGTGGAAGAGGTCAAAGAGAATCCTGCGGAGGAACTCGATTCTCTCGAAGAACTCTCCGAGAAGAACGGTGAGGGCATCCCGATTTGGTGGGGCGATGAAGCCTACGTGGTCACTTCTCCAGCAGACCTCAACCTCGTAGTGTGGAGCCACTTCAAGGACTCGAAGGATATTGGCTATACCCGCAAGAGGGTTGATGAAGGTTCCCTCGTCTGGGTTCGCCACTCTCTCGATAATGAACTCGAGAAGACTCTCTCTAACACTGAACTTTTCGAGTTGATGATGAAGCGCTTCTACAAATACGGTGATACCTACCACTGCTCCCGTCCTCTCGTCAAGTCCTCCTCCTCTTCCAGTTGATTGTTTATAGGAAATCCTATAAAATATAGGTATGAAGGAAGGAAGAACAATGTACACCCTCACAATCGACCCGAAAAACTTCGAAGCATTCCCCGTCAAGGTGACCGAGAACAAAGACTACGAGGTCTTCTTCCGTGAAGAACCCGTGACTCTCACCGAGGAGGAACTCAAGGAGGACTGCAACGGAGGCGTCCTGGTCTCCACAACGCGAGGAGACTTCCTCATCCTCCCTAAGGGATTCGACCCCCGAGACGGATGGATTGAGCCGGTTAAGTTCGGCATCCAGCACCTTCTCTCGGACGGGACCTGGACTTCCAGCGAATACGGAAGGGGCGGTATGAGTGAAGCCGTAAAGGGAACCCGGGAAGAGTACTTCTACCGTCTTTTCCAGTCGGGCGACTTTCAGGAACTCGTCTCTTTCGAAGAGAAGGGTCCTTCTTACCCCGTCCAGTTCAATTGGATCGAGAAGTGAAATGGACACTATCACGACCCAAGAAGAACTCGAAGAAATTCTCTTAGACGAATCCATCTCCTACCCGAGGTGTTTCGCTAGTCTAAAAGAAGTCTTCAAAGACATTCAAGGCTCCCTTCTCTCCCTCCTCGATGCTTCGAAATGCCGACTTCGAAGAACTTCGAGAAATCGCTGAGCGAGTCGGACTCCTCAACGAATACATCCCGAGTCAAGTGAGGAAGGAGACGGTGAAGATCGAACTCGAGAGACTCCTCTACGCCTATAGAGGGAAAATCTTCGGAACTCTGTGAAAAACCACGGTAAAACCACCTGGAGACCATGTGTCCTAGGTGGTTTTATCTTATAATAGCGCATATAAGGAGGCTAGATGGTCACTAAGCGGAGTATCAACCTCTCGAGTCTTTCCTCAGGTGTCGACCTCATTTCACAGTTCCGTAACGCTTTGACACCTCAAAAGCCTTGGGAGTCCATCATTGATTTTGCTACCCACCCGAGTTTTTGTGGCCTCAAACTCTACCCGCGCCAACACACTTTCCTGAAACTAGCCTACCTCGAAACCGACTCGATGACTCAATACGACCTAGACGTCATTGAGGAGTGGCGTAAAGGATGGAGTCAACCGCAACCCGAGGGTACTCAATCCGACATTTGGTACCGCATCGACTATCTCAAGAAAAACGGCTACACACACTTCCCTCACATTCAAAACGTTCTAGGGCGTCGAGCCTCTAAAGGCATGTTGGGTGGTATTCTCGGAGCCGAGAGACTCGCTTACTTCTACTCCCTCGGGGACTTTCAATCCCACTTCGGGCTTCCTCCAGGCAAAGACGCCTACCTCTCAGTTATCGCCACAAACACGGTTCAAGCCAAGAAGTTTCTCTTCGCCGATATCCGTCAAGCGGTTGAGCAATGCCGCTATCTCGAAACCGCTATCTCGACTTCGAATGAGTACTCTCTTAGTCTCCGAACCGAAGCCGACAAGAGACTCATCGCCGAGTCCGAAAGACGCGGTATTAGACTCGACCACGAAGTAGCCACGGTTAGAGCAATCGCCGCTTCCTCCACTTCATCCTCCGGTCGTGGTGGTGTAGGCTTCGCCAACTTCTACGACGAGTTCGCACACATGCAAGCCGGAACGGGCGGTCCTAGAACCTCGGAGGAAGTCTACGAAGCTTACCAACCCTCACTTGACCAGTTTGGTAGAGAAGCACTCACCTACATTCCCTCCTCACCCTACACGAAGGTCGGCAAATTCTACGACCTCTACAAGTCCGGTTCTATTCTTCTCGACTCTTTCCTTAATGATGAGGGTAAGAAGACATCCTCCGACTACGTCAAAGACGACACTTTAGCCGAAGACCTCGAGTCCGAGGAGAAAGTCGCTTACGCCGACCCCGAAATGCTCATCGTCCAACTTCCCTCTTGGGCTCTCTACCGTGATTGGCAACACGCCTACTCACTCGTAGGTACAACCTTCAAGGGAGCGATTCAATACGAGCCTCTCCGTAACGGAGTCATCGAAAACGAGCGTATGGTTCGACTTGAGAGAAGAGACCCGGAGAAGTTCAAAGTCGAGCGTAGAGCCCAATTCGCTGAAGTCATCAACTCCTACCTGGAACCCCAGAAAGTCGATGAGATCTTCGAGCCTCTTTGGGATGGGAGGGTTCTTTCGGAGCAAAACGCTGGTTCCCACGCTCTCATCTACCACGGTCATTGTGACCCGTCCAAGACTAATGCTAACTTTGGCCTCGCTATCGGACACCTGGAGGAGTGTCCCGAACCCGACGAGTACGGAAACAAGTGGAAGCACGTCGTCTTCGACTTCCTCTGGGCCTATCAACCCAAGGACTTCCCAGATCACACGGTTGACTACATTAAGATCGAGAAAGACATCGAGAATCTCATCTCGAACTTCCCGACGATGGAGCTCTTCACCGCTGACCACTGGAACTCGATTCTTCTCTTAAGCGAACTTCGAAGATTCACTCAACTCAAGAAGCTTGGGACGAGGGTTGAGGAGGTCAAGTTCACCTCCTCGAGAAACCAGGACACCGCCGAAGCCTTCAAAGCCGCTATGAACCTCGGATGGGTTCACGCCTATAGAGACTCACTCTTCAACGATGGGCAAGGAAGCCTCCTCGAGACGGAGTTGAAGTTCCTCACGGAGCAAAACGGCAAAGTCCAGAAACAATCCGTAGGCCCGTGTACGACTAAGGACTTGGCCGACTGCGTTATGGAAGTCACTGTGAGACTTCTCGGAGAACAACTTGGGTCCTGGAATAGAGAGAAGCTTTCTTCTCCGCCTGTTTCAGGACTCCAGGGAGGATACCCGACCCCGGGTTCCTTCTCAAACGACACTTTGTCTTCACTCAAGTCTCTTTCGCAAAGAAGAACACCAGGTATGGGGAGAGCATCTCGAGGAAGACGAGGCTACTAGGAGAATCATGACCGAGTCTTTAGAGAAGCGCCTCCGCTTTCTTAAACGAAACCTCTACCTTCAAGAGGATCCTTCGACTTTCCTCCGCGAAATCGAAGAAATCGAGGCTACACTCTCCTCCAAGGTAGAGAAGGAGTTGACTCTAGACGACCTCAACCTCTCTCCAACCCTATTCTCCGAGCCTCTCCCGGAGTATCTCACGCGTTTTTGCTTCACAAACGCCCCACTCTTCCTCAAAAACAACCCCGACGCCATCGAAGACGTCAAGATTCGCAGGGAGAAAGCCACCCGATTCGCCTTCGAGTCGAACAAAACCCTCTCCAAAGACCTTCTCGAGAGAACTATTCTATACTTCATTGAAGAGGTAGAAAGAGTTCGAGGCGAAAGTTTCAGGCGTTGGCCTCTCTACACGTTCTGCGGAGACAAGTGGCATTCGGAGCCCAAGAAGAAGTCAGGAGAAAGAAGTGAGGTTTACTAACGTCGGGTCCACGGGGTATGCCGGAAACGAGATTCAAGGCGTCGTCTTAACGGTTAGCATCGAGTCTCGCACAGTCATTCTCCAGGAATCCTACGGAGACATCCTCGAAGTTTCTTTCGAACTCTCGAATTCACCCATCTTCACTGTCCCAAGCGTAGGCGAAGAGTGGATTTGCACTCGAATCGGTGGGGTCTGGTACCTCGACAAGAGGACTTCTAAGCAAAACACGGCACTAAACCGCGATCTCAAAGAGGGAGACCAGGTTTGGAGTAACCGTTCCGGACGCATTCTCGTCGAAGGAGCCGATGGGAGCGTCATGGCTATCAGCGGTTCAACGAGTAAAAGCCGCCCTAAGACGCCTCTCGGACTCCGTCTCGTCACTCAACTCCAGGAAAACGGCACCTCTACCCTCAAAGCTTTTTGGGCCGAAGTCACTGAGACGGTGGACGGCAAGAAGCTCAACGATGTTCAATACGAAGTGTGGGTTTCGGAGGGTGCGGGATACTACCTCTACGGGAAGACTTCCGAGAATCACCTCAAAATCACCGATTTCCCCGAAGTAGACGCGCTATTCTTCAAGGTGAGAGCGGTTACGGACACTCTCTTCGGCGACTTCACGGCACCGGAATCCGTGAGGTCCTCGAGTCTACGCCCTAACGTCACCCAGAAACCTTCTACCCCGGTTCTAACCTCGGTTCTCGACCGTCTAAGCATCAAGTGGGATGGTCTCTTCGAGGATAGAAGCCAAGCTCTCTCGCTTTCCAAGGTGAAAGCTTTCGGGATTACGTCTCGGGACTCCAGCGAAATCATCGAACTCGGCTCACTTTACGGAGCAGGCGAGATCTCTTACGCGTTTTCCTTCCTCCCAGTGACGGTCACCGTCTACTTCATCGGCTATGACAACTGGGGACGACCCACTGAGCAATCCGCTCAAGCCGTGAGGACACTCACAGGCGCTCTCAACACCGAGGCACTCACTCAAGTCCGTGGAGAAGTTGAGTCCAAGGTGAGTGAAGCACGACGAGAGCTCGAGGCTAGTACAAGAGAACGCGAAGACGCCTTGAAGAAGGCGGTTGACTCCAAGTCGACCATCATTAGATCCGGTTCTACACCCAACAAGCCGGGTACTACTCCTGGTGATTTGTGGTGGCAATATCCGAATAGCTCCCTTGAAGGCACGGTTATTGGCCAGTGGGTTTGGGACGGCGAGAGATGGAAAGAGAGTCTTATCGGGTCCTCCATCATCGCTGACGGAGCCGTAACCGCTGAGAAAATCACGGCTACCGAAAGTCTCATGACGAAACTCCTCTCCGCGAGGAAAATCTACGCCAATGACTTAGTCGTGGGTGGAGGGGATAACCTCATTCGAGACCCCACTTTCAAGTTCACGGAAGGTGACTCCCGTCTTTGGCTCAACAACTCCGGCTTCCTCATCAACGTAGTAGATGAGTCCAACGCCCCTACGAAGACTTGGCCAGGCACTCCGAACTTCTTCAAAGTGACGCAGCAGAGTAGATTCAATAGCCTCAACTTTTACGATTGGTACTACGATTGCACTCGAGTAACCAGCACTCAATTCAAGCTCAATCACCCCTTCAAGCCTTCACAATCGCGTAAGTATGTTCTCCGCTTTGAAGTCGCGATTCCTCAATCCGTCGCGAGTACCTTCGTAGAGTACGTCAATAGAGTCTTCACTCCCGAACTCTACTACCTTAATGCTCAGGGATGGGTTCGTACTTCTAGTGTCGACTACAAAACCACCCGATTCGTCGCCACCTCCCTTGTTATCGACAACGACAAAGTCGTGCATACGTACGAGTCCATGTTTGAACTACCCGATGAGGCGGTTGAGTTCACTCTTAGATTCCGAGCCTCCGCTATCTCCTACAATCAAGCAGTTAAAACCACCTCCGTACTCTATGTGAGTAACGTCTCACTCAAGGAGAAGAAGTCCTCCGCTGATCTCATCGTGGATGGAGAGCTTTGGGCAACACTCGCGAAGTTCGACAAGCTTGAAGTCCTCGATAAACTCACGGCTCAAAACGCCGAGATCCCTGGAACCCTCATCGGCAACGATATTTCCGGCAAGAGTATCTATGGTGGACAAATCGCTGGTGCGAAGATTACCCAGGAAAACTACTCTGCGGCTACTTGGTCGCTTTTCGACAACTTTAGAAACGACTCCGTCGCATCTTGGTGGATCGGAACGAAGGGTCCATGGACGGGGACTCTCAAAAGCATCTACCCCGATGACAGGCATGACGGTGTTACTACCGAGTCTCGTCTTCTTTCGAGTAGTGGTGGACCTGTCCGGTTTAAGAAGAATCTCGATCTAGGTATCGCCTCGGCCGGTAGGTCAAGAAGGCTTGTCTTCACCTACTACCACAAGTCCGGTCCTCGAGCAATCATCAACTATACTCTCACGCCGGCTAACACCTCTCAAAAGACTCTCACAGGCTCCCTCGTTTCGAGTCTAGGACCGAACCGAGTCGAGATCAACCTCACCGATAGTGACATCAACTCTTACACTTTCTCGCTCACGACTAAGAGCATAGACCCTGTAGAGTTCATCCCTTACAAACTCATCCGCGAGATTAACACACTCACCGGCCTCATCGAACTCGACAGCAAAAACAACACTCCCACGCAGTCATTCAAAACCTTCAACCCGAACGAAGAAACGCGGATGACTCCGACAGGGTTAGAATACTACAAGAACGGCGTCAAGAAAGGCTCCTATGCTTGGGAGAACTTCGTAGCGCCACCCACCGGTTATCTCTTCGTTCCAGACCGCCAAATCCGACTCTCATCTTCCCCTAACCCCACGGAGGGTTACTGGCAAGTTCTCCGGCTTAGAGAAGCCGAGCAAGCTTTCTTCCAGGGTAGAGTCGTTCGTGACGGTGATGGAATCAAGATCACCGAACCTGGCTGGTATGAAATCTACGGCATGATCCGCTGTGTACCAGAAAAGTGGGGCGACATTTGGGGATGCGGTGTTTCCCCCTGGGGTAAACCCTTCGACCGTACTTGGCCCTACCAATACGGGACTTCTCCTGGTGTCGAAGCTGGTCTCGTCACGGTTGAAGCGCGTCAAGTCAGGAAGTTCACTGAGCAAACCGTGATTCACCTCAAAGCAATCCACATTGGCAGTGAAGACACGTACGTCAATTCTGCATGCTTGTACGCTAGATATCTCGGACCCATTTCCTAAACCCCCGCCCTCTTTTTCGTAAGGAGTGGAATAACCTCTACTCTAGGAAAGGGAGATCATGGGTAACGTTCAAACCTTCATCAACACCATCGCTTGGTGGTGTGAGAATGGCGACTTAGGCTACGACCAGTGGAACCGCTGGGATATTCGAGAGGGCGGCGAGTGCGATTGCTCTTCTCTCGTAATCCAGTGTGCTCGCTGGGCCGGTTTCGAGACCGGTGGAGCGACCTACACGGGTAACATGCGTTCGGCCTTCACGGCCAACGGTTGGGTTGCACTCCCCAATGATGGCAACCCCTACCCAGGTGACATTTTGCTTAATGACACCAACCACGTCGCCGTCTACCTCGGTGGTGGGAGACTCGCCCAGGCCTCTATCGATGAGAGGGGCGAAATTGCTGGCGGTGCTGCTGGCGACCAGATCGACTACGAAACCAACACGCGGTCTTATTACAACTACCCGTGGAGTTGCTATCTCCGCTACGTAGGCGGCGAGACTGAGTCGACCGGTTGGACTCCGGCCGAAGACCCGTACAACCCCAATGGCTACGGTGAAACCTACGTTGCCACTGTCCAAACCCTTCTTTCACAGAACGGTTACTCGGTCGGTCCTGACGGTGCCGATGGTGTTCTGGGAGCGAAGACTTTTGAGGCCATCAAGAAGTTCCAGTCTGACAACGGTCTCGAAGTGGACGGTATCCCTGGCCCGAACACGATCTCTGTACTCCACGGAAACAAGGCTTCCGGCCCTAAGCCTATGGAGAAGACCGAGACTGACGGACAACTTGTCCTTGAGGTGGACGGCATTCCCGGCCCCGCAACTATTTCTCGACTCCAGCAGGTCATGGGCACAGAGATTGACGGTGTCCTGGATGAGGACGACTCTCCGGCTATTGAAGCCTTCCAGCGCTTCCTCAACTCCGATGTACCCTCCAGTAGTATCCGTGACCTTAACGGAGACGATGCTCTGGAGCTCGACGGCGTTCTCGGCCCCAAGACCTGGAGAGTTTTCCAGTACTGGGCCTGGTGCAACCACAAGGATGTCGTGGACCAGTTCGCCCCCTCCTGGAGTTTCTCTGAGTTCGTTGACGGCGAAGAAGGACCGGTCACGTGGAAGGTTCTCCAGTCTCTCCTCAATATCTCTTTCGCCTACAGTGAGAGGATTGCGTGATGTCTTTCGCATACCTGAAAGGTGACGTACAGTCCCCTACGAGAGAGCAACTCGTATGCACTATCGGGCTCGAAGGTTCTCGGACTTATACGAGTGAAGGAGCCCTGGTTATTCCTCCGGGACTCCACAGGTTCGTAGGGCACTGCGACTTAATTGTGCCGACTGGGACGTTTATTGTCGTTCTTAGGACTGGAAGGGTAAGACTTCAAGCCGAAGTAACCTTCGAGGAGGGTAAGACCTACACCCTCCAAGAGCTCTTCAACGACAACAACACGTCGGACACTCTCAACACGCCTCTAACCGTCACTGTAGAGGACGGAATCGTTTCGGTAAGGAGAAAGAAATGACCACTGAAACCAACTTCGAGACTCTCTTCCAGACCTACACTCGCGATAAGATCGACGAGATCGTGGGTGGAGTCCAGGAGGCGGCAGCTTCCAACACCGAGTCTCTTAGAACCCTCCAGGCGCAGTCCGAGGAGAGCCTGAAGAAGACAGTTTCTCTCCAGACTCAAGCACTTGAAACCAAGGAGAGTATCCAGGGTCTTCAAAACCGACTCTCCGAGAATCGGACCCAAGTCAACAACCTCATCGAATCGACGAAAGCCGACCTCGAGAAGAAGAACAGCGACTTGGCCACACGTGTGGAGGCCCTCGAGTCCTCTCCCGCTCCGAAGTCGGGTGTAGACCTTCCCGAAAAACTCGACTGGAGTAACGAACTCTATCAGTACGGTACTAGTGACTACAAGATTGTCATCTACCACATCGCTGGACCAATCTACTACGTCTACGTATACATTAACATTAGTCAGTTTGGCTTTAACCCAAATAGTTCATCTAACGCCAATATCCAAATCTCTCAAGAGATCGCTGACTTGAAACTCTACTTCGCTCCCCAAAAACTCTACTCTTCCCCCGGTAACCAGGCACCGTTTATCAGCTCAGCTTGTCCTGGTGCTAACTTCTTCCTCCTTGACAGGATGAATACTCCGAACGGAGGTACTACGGGCGAAGCAGGGTTCTACGCAATCTCAACGAGTAACCCCGTCCCTAAAATTGAAATAGAATACCTGTGAGGTAGAAGATGCTCATCGACTCTACTAAACCTGACTTCACTACGATGGGTGACGTGGAGTTCTTCGACTTCTCTTCCTCTTGCCTCGCTGAAAAGAAGAAGAGGGAGAGGACTCTTCTTCTCCGAGAAGAGATCAAAGAGAAAGTTCGGGAGTACCGCAACTACGTCAAAAACCAACCCCCGATTGATGTCAAAGACCTCAAGAGAAAAGTTGGGCCCGGAGAGCGCGTCTTGGTAGAGGGTGTAGAATACGAGAATATTCTACCGCTTTTCCTAGATCTGGAGTCTCAAGACCCCTTCAAGGCTCCTTGGGCTTGGCGCGAGATCAAGGTGAAGCCTGTTGACTGGTCGCCTAACGAGTTCTACGAGAAAGGCGTCTACATACTCTTCCAGGGTCAAACTTACGAGGTCATCAACGACCACAAGTCGGACCCTGAGAAGACGCCGGATAAAGATTCGGTGAACTACAAGAAGAACTAGAAAGGAGAAGGAGTGTTTGATGTGAACACTCTCCTCGTCGGGATCGGGTTCAACCCCGAGATCGTAGCAATTTTGCTCGGTCCTCTCCTGACGACTGGCCTGGCGGCGGTTGACCTGCCGCATTGGAGTGCTACCAAGAGACGAGTCCTCGTCATCGTGGCAGCCGCCGTCCTGTCCGTACTCGTGTGGGTTTTCGGGGCTTACCCCGCCGCTTGGCAGTACTTCATCGCCGTCTGGGGCGTTATTCTAGCATCCGCCCAGACGTCTTTCACGATCCTGAAGAAGCTCGGTTTCGTGGATTGGGTGGGTCGCGTCACTCCCGGTGGCGAGCCTAACGTAGACAAGTCTAGTGACTGAGATCTACACCAACAAAGAGGTCGTGAGTGCCCTAGCCGTGTTCATCGTAGCATTGCTAGGGGCCCTCGCGGCCATTGTTAGACTTATTCCCAAGTACTTTGAGAACCTCCTCGACAGTAAACTCGAGAATGTCACAAAACATGTCGAGACTACTCGGAAGGTCGCTGAAGGTGCCGAGCGTGAAGCTAGACTCGCTAAGGAAGAAGTCCAAAACGATCACTCTTCAAACATTAGAGAAGATGTCGACGCATCCATCGAGACTACCTGGTTGGCCGTCAACGCCATTGAGGACGTCAAGAAGACACTTGGATCGGTGACTTCGACACTCTCCGAGAACGGATCACGTCTTGAAGACACAAGCCGTACGGTTCGGGGACTCGTGAGAAGAGTGGATGAACTTTCGGAGCAACAAGGATCGCTTCTTTCACAGCAAGAGCGACTCCGTGAGGATCTTCGCCTCGAGAGACTCGAGAAGACGAAGGAGCTTCAAATCCTCCGAGAGCAATCCCACGACGAACACGAAAGACTCTGGCGTGAACTAGGGTCAAACTAACCTACCCTACTCTCGTTTAAAGAGTAGACCTACTAAGGAGAAGAAATGAAACGACTTTCCGCACGGGCTATCAAAGCCTTGCATCCGTTTTTTTCGGACTATCTAGCAAATGCCAAGACTTCGAGTAACCTCGAGAGCCGTCTTTGCCTTCTCCGTGAGGACTTCTACAAGAGGGCACAAGAAGTTCTCCCCGAAGCGTCCGATGAAGACCTGGACGACGCTTTCGACGACTACGAAGAGTACGTTACTAGCTCTAGAACCTTCAAGAAGCGTAAGGCTAGTGACGAGTTCGTTGCTCCCAAACTCCCCCAATACGGTTCTCCGGACCTCGAGGGTGAAGAGTTCAACAAAGACGAGCCGATTCCCTGCCCTGAGTGTGGTGAGGAGCTTGAGAGTAAGGTCGGCTCCCAGAAATGCTCGTGTGGAGCCATCTCCAACATCTCTCTTGTAGAGACTCCCACTAAGACGAGTTTCTATCGCAGGATTGTCCCTGACCGCTCCACGATGAAGATCGCTGGAGGTCCTCCGGACTCCTACTACATGTTCGATCCTAGAGCCGACGTAGACGACTATGCACTCGAGAGAATCGAGGAAGAAGTCCAATACCTCATCGACGAACACGTTGAGAAGATTCTCCAACTCGACTCCGACGATATCGAAGCCGTAAGAGCCGAGGTTCGGGAGTTGAGTGACGAAGCGGAGCGTCTCCCCTACAATTACGATATCTACGACTACGACTACGACCTAGAATCCGGTACGCACTCCCCCGAATGGATCCGAAACCACCCCTCCTACAAGGAGAGATATGGGGATGGTGGACCTGTCGAAGAAGACATGGAGTACTAAATGGGCTTTCGGCAACGCGTAGCCAACCTCATTGCGGGGTCTTCCACTGTGAAGGCTCCGCCTTCGGGTAAACTCTCGAGTCTTCAAATGGCTCTCCCTAAAACCCGAACGCCTCTCAAGACTCTCGAAGACCTGGGGATTAACTACGACCTCACCGAGAGTACGAATCGCGGCCAAATCCGTGAATGGTGTCGTGGCTACTACGCTACTCACCCCATTGTAGGCACTTGCATCGACATTTACTCGAGGTTCCCCGTGCAGGACTTCGAGATCAAGTGTAAAGACCCCGAGCTTCAAGACTTCTACGAAGACCTCTTCCTGGACGAGAACCGTCTCAACTACAACCAGTTCCTCGTAGACATGGGTAGGGAGTTTTGGACGGTGGGTGAGGTTACTACACTCGCCTCCTTCAACCAGGAACTTGGAGTTTGGACCTCCGAAGAGATCCTCAACCCGGACGATCTCGAGGTTCTCCCCTCGGCTTTCTCCGCGGACCCGATTGTTAGAGTCTACCCTCCTCAATACCTGCAAGAAATCTTCCGCGGAGGCTCTCAAGGCGACTATCTCCCCTCGGAACTCGACGCTATCAAGAGAAAGTTCCCGGGTATCGGCCAGTCGAACTTCGATAGCTTCCTAGACGTCGACGCTTCCAACATCTCAAGAATCGTCAACAAGGTTTCTCCGTGGGATCTCTACGGTACTCCCCATCTTCTCCGCGTTCTTAGACTCCTCATGACCGAGGAAAGCCTAAGCGCCGCTCAAGACGCCGTAGCCAATAGACTCTACGCGCCCTTCATCCTGGCGAAACTCGGTTTAGACCGTGTTGATGGTGGAGAACCTTGGATTCCTGACTTTGAAGACCTCGAAGCCACCCGAGATCAAATCAATGAAGCCCTAGCCGCCGACTTCCGCCTCCTCGTACACCACTACGGACTCGATATCCGCTCGGTGTTTGGCCGAGAGTCGATGCCTAGACTCGACAACGACTTCGATCGAGTAGAGAGAAAGATCCTCCAGGCATGGGGCATCGGTGAATCCTTGCTTTCCGGGTCCTCCAACGGGTCCTACGCCTCCTCCGCACTCAACATGCAACTCGTGACCCAGCTGATGACGACCTACCAAAAGTGGCTTCAAACCCACTTCCGCCGTAGAGCCGCCGTCATCGCCGAAGCTCAAGGCCACTACGACTACGAACTCTCAGGCAACTCCTCCGAAACGGTGTATGAGGAAGCACTCTACCTCGATCCCGACACAGGTGAAACCTACCTCGAGAAGAGACCCAAGCTTCTCATCCCCGAGTTGAAGTTCAAGACCCTTGACTTGAAGGACGAAGAGTCGCGTAGAAACTTCCTCTTCCAACTCAAGCGTGATGGTATCCCGATCTCCGACGAACTCCTCGTCGCTGGCCTCAACATTGATCTCAAGGATGAAGCCGATAAGGTTCACGCCGAGACGGTGGCTAAGGCGGTAAGCCAAAAGAACATCGAGAAAGAGATCCTCGAGAAGTCTCAAGAGGAAGACCTCGGAATCACCGAGGAAGAAGCCGAAGAGATGACTCCCCCGGTCGGCCGACAGGCCTTAGAGTCGAATGCGCCTAGTACCACGCCTCCTGGTACGGACTCTAAGCCTGTCGGTGAAGTCTCAACCCGCCCGTCGGTTTCCAACGAGTTCTAAAAACCTCCTGGCACTCAACGGAAGTAGTGAGACGAGTTTCTCCTAGTAGCAAGAGAAAGGCTACTAGGAGAAACGTATATAGCAAAGGAGGAGGAGATGCGTCTAAAGTTCGCCGAGTTCGAAGGCGACTTCTACGAGATCCTTGACACGGCCGAAGGCGAGCTACTCATCTCGGTTCCTGGCCTCAACCCCTTCTGGATTCCAGAGGAGGAAGTTGAGTCATTCGAGTTTAGTAAGTACTTCGACAACACGGATCCCTACGAAGAGCTTATTGAAGACCACCTCGACGCCGACTTGACCAAGACCGCCTCCTGGAAAGACATCCAGGACAAGGCGAAGCGCTTGAGAAGAGAAGGCAAAGTAACCGTCATCACCTTCAGGGACTCGTACATTAAAGCCCAAGTCCAGGGTGACCACGACCTCTACAACGTTGAGGTAGTCAAGGACCCGATGACCGGCTCTAAGATCGAGTCTTGGAGTTGCACGTGTGGTTGGGGCGAGTGGGCCTTCAAGAGAGAACACACCTACATCGGTAGAATGTGCTCTCACGCCTTAGCCGTCTACTGGGAGATGGCTTCACTTGAATTCTACCAAGGATACGAGAAAAACACGATGAAAACCGCCGCATTAGACGATTCCGGCCGTGAAGCGGAGATCTCGGAGTCGCAAATCTGGGACGAACTCGACGCCTACATCCAGTCAACCGAGGATTACACGCTCGAGGATCTCCTGGAGGACGAAGACGATTCGCTCAAAGTCCTCAAGATGTTCATTAGAGCCTACGGAGATCGACTCCCCCACTACCTCCTCTCCCCGGTGAGACTCTACCGCGAGCTTAAGGCCGTGGTCGACTACCAGAATAGTCTCCAACCGTCGACCCAAAAGACTTCGGGACGCTACTTCACTCCTATGGAGCAATTCGCTCTCGAGGAGGAGGAAGGCACGGCGAGACAACTCCCGAACCTCAACCTCTCCCGCATTTACGGCTAGGAGAAGCCATGAAGAAGAGTAGTATTCGCCAGGAATACGAGTACGTACCCGAAGAGGAGTTCAACTTTGAGCCTCAAGAAGGGTGCGTCTACGTCGTAGTGAAGGCGATTTCTGCGAGAATCAACCAAAACTACGATGCTTGGCCTTCCGAGGAACTTCGAGACAACTACGAGACCTTCATCGGAGACCCGGTTTTCGTCAACCACAAGAACGAAAACCCCGAGAGAACCCGTGGAATCGTCTTAGACGCCAAATACGTCGAAGACGAGGTCCTGGAAGACAAGTACATTCTCCTCCTCATCGAGGTGGACGGTGAAGCTTTCCCGAACCTAGCCCACGAAATCGTGACGGGTGGCATTGACTCTGTCTCGATGGGTGCCGACATCGAGTACTCTACGTGTTCGATTTGCGGAAACGAGGCGGTGACTCAAGAAGACCTCTGCGTACATGTGGAGAGATACAAAGGATGCTACCTCAAGGACGATGGCGAAGAGAAACTCGTCTACGAGATTTGCCACGGTGTAGAGTTCTTCGAGATTAGTTTCGTCTTCGACCCCGCCGACGAAACGGCACTCTTTGAGAAGGTCAAAGATGCAAGAACTTCCTCCCTCCCCAGCGAGTCTTTCGGGGTTGGGAGTGTTGAAGACCAGGAAGAACCCGTCCTCATCGCGGTTTCTCCGGTGCTGGAAGATGAAGAAGAAGAAAAACCCTTAACTCCTTCTTCTAAAGAGATGAACCACACACTCACTCCTAGAAAGGAATCAGTCAAAGTGGCTAGAAAGAAGAAGAGTCGCAAGTCCGCGATTCGTGCAAACCGTCGCCTCGCCAACGAGACTCCTCAGATGGAAGCCACTGAGGAGCTGGAGGACGAGGACGACGACGTAGAGGACGAAGAGGTAGAGGAGGCTATCCAGACCAAGGAGGCCGCCCTGCTCCCCGCCCACATCGAGGTCGAGCCCGCCGAGGGTTTTGAAGAGGTTGCTCACAGCGTCCTCGACAAGTACGCCCCCAACGGTGACCTTGCCATCTCTCCCGAGGGTGTCATCGAGTTCACGACGGACGATGCGATTGTGAACCTCCAGGATGTAGCGAACGAGCTGGCCGAGGCCGGCTTAACCGTTACTCTCTTCGACGTCACGGTTGAAGAGGGCGAGACGGTCAAGGTTGACGACTACGGCGTCGAGATCCCGAGCCCGAAGGAGGCTCGTCTCTCTGGTCGTGTTCGTATGGCCAAGGCTCGTCGCAAGGCCAACCTCCGCCGTCGTGCTTCGGAGGAGGACACCAACCTCCTGGACGATGAGCCGATCGAAGAGATCGATCCCGAGGTTGAAGAGGACATCGAGACGAACCCCGATACCCTTGATGAGACCTCCGAGGCGCTAGCCATGAAGACGGCTCGTCTTGAGGTCAAGGCCGGTATTCTCGCCTCCCAGGATGTCTTCAAGAGAGCCGCCAAGCTCGAGAAGATGCCTCTCCGTAAGACGGCCGCCATCCACGCCGCCGCCTTCCAGCTCTACCGCAAGCAGAAGAAGGCTCCTCAGGCCCGTTCCGCTGGTAGAGTGACCAACACGACTCCTCGCCGTGTTGCGGCCCGTGAGGTTCCCCGCCTGAACCCCACTCGCACCTCTTCCAAGCGTGGCGTTGACTCCGACGCCCTGATTCTTCTGTAAGGAGAAAGAATGTTCAAGGTTACTCTGGACAACGTAGACCTGAAGCGGACGATCCGCCCGGTTTACGCCGACACTCAGGCCACCCCGATGGCGACCTACCTGGACCCCAAGTGGGATCGTTCCGTCGACATCCTCCCCGGTATGGTCGTTACCCGTACCGCTGGTGACAACGTTACCCTCTTCGGTACCGGCACCACCGCCACGAAGCACGCTCCTCTCGGCCTCTCGGCCCTGTTCGTTGCTCCCAAGATGGGTGTTGACGAGGTTCGTTCTTCCGGCTCGAACCTGTTCGCCACCTGGGTTGGTGACAACCAGTCCGTTTTCGAGGTCCTCTCCCCGGCTTACGCCACGACCGGCGTCACCTGGAAGACCCCGGATGAG